CAATACCATCAGCGCGAGAAGATGCTGTACCGCCTTTAGCTTTAAGTGTTGATGCACTCGCGCTTTTAGCGGGGTTATCTACTGGATCATCGACCGGTACAGACTTTGATGTGCCATACAGTTCTTTGATATCCTTCGGAGTCGGCTTATACACCTTTGGAGGTTTGGCTTTTGACACTGGGTCAGGCACCATAACCGATTTAGTCTCAGCCATGATTAGTACATCTTTCCACGGGTCTTACCGCGTTGAGCAATACCGTCGGCACGAGATGAAGCTGATCCACCTTTTGCCATCTTTTCAGTAAAGTACCCACGACTACGCTGAGATTGCCCAAAAGTATCTTTACCTGCTGCTCGGTCTCTTTTCTTCTGGAGATATTCCATAGCCATCCTGTCTTGGAAAGATGGTTCATTAGATGATCCAGACGCTTGACCAGCTCTACCAACTTTAGATTGGGGTTTAGATTCTGGTTTTGGTACACGTTTTAACAAACGCGAGGTTTCATCTCCAGTGTCAGTGACTTTAGGCTTAGTCGCTGGCGCAGGTGTAGATGCTGGTTTAGATGCTGCTCTAACTTTAGGTTTAGCTGCTTCATCACGCAAATTTTTAAGGATAGTTTCACCCTTAGCTTCGTTCATAATTGCTTGAGCATCTTCAGAAGCATTAACACGTTCTAGCGCAGCTTCATCATAAGCATCTTTCATCCCAGCGTTGCTGTCCTCGCTTGTGACATAACCTTCGTCGTTATAGCGTTTTACTTTATGTTTAGCCATACGGCCTCCTTTTAGCAGTAAGCTTTGCCGCCCTTTTTCATGCCTAGTGGTTTAGAACCAGACATCTTTGGCATCATGCCTTTTGTGTGGCCTTTTTTCTGTACGGTGTGTTCACCATGTGCACGCTTGCCACCAGCAGTGACTTTGCCCATTTTTTCCATAGTAAGACCTTTACGCTCACGAGATGGATTAGACATAGTGGTATCACCACCAGAAGCCATCTTCTTCATACCGCCTTTTTTCATGCCCTTCATTTCGGCCTCCTCATGTTTGACCATAGACTTAGGAGCGCCTTTAGCTTTCATAAAGGACACTTCTTTTTTAACCATTGCTTTGGATTCTTTCATTTCACCACCTTTTTTTAAAAGTGCCATCTGACCATGATCGGTTTTTGGCTTGTTTATCCTTTGAAGATCAGCACGAGACTTTTCTCCCTTACCAAACTTCAACCCCTTATCCGCTTGCACGAATTCTTGCCCCACAGATTGGGGGACGCCAGCTTTCTTAGCAAACGCTGGGTTATTAGCCACCGCCGCCATGAAATTGTGTTGCTTTTGGCTTGTGCTTGGCATATTACGTTTTGATGATCCAGCCTTTACCAAAGACAAAGCCTGCTGCAAGCAGGCCAATCCAAATCAAAGCCTTCTCTACAACGGTTTTACCAACCTTTTTGTAGAACTCTGAAGATAGTTCTTCAAGCGCAAGTTTTGCTGCTTCTTTAGCAATGGCACGTTCACGATCGGTTAATTGAATATTTGACATATCAGCACATCTTTCCTTTGGTTTTACCCTTTTGGGCTATGCCATCAGCAGATTTAACGTAGCCACCATCTGCGCAGTTCCAAGCACGAAGACTTTTGTTAATCCTCGAATTGGGATCGTTTGCGGTCTTGGCGCTCGTTAGCTTCGATTTCATGCCTTTCATACGAGCGCAAAAGGAGTCGCGCCTCGGACCACCTTCTGGTTGAGGACGCTTCAGTCCGGGTTTCCCCGGATTGGCTGCGTTGTAGGAGGCTCGGCCCTTGGCGTTGAGTCCACCACTTGGATTCTTCCCCTCTTTGCGTTGCCATGCTGGGGTCTTAGCCATAGAAAATTGTCAGCCCTGTTTGGTTTGACAACTGTGCATACACACCATTTCTAGCAATCATCCCCTCGGCAGGGAAAGGCAAAAATATGGTCTGCGGCACTCCAGAAGTAGTTAACGCAGCGGTATCAAACGACGTCAACCAACGAGTGCCTTCAGTACCAGCCGCGCCAGCGGTGATACTTCCAGAGTTAATGTCGGTGACGGTGTATGTATTTGCGTCAGATACTGTGACTTGGTAATTTCCGTTGGTTGCAGTTCCACCTGTACCAGCCGCAAAAGTCAATCCAATCCATTGCCCTGTAGTTAACCCGTGAGAGTTATGAGTAATAGTGATGGTTGTACCTGAACGGCCATATGTAATGCTGACTGGGGCAGTTGTGGTGTCCCAAAGATTTACGGTACCTGCGGTAGAAGTTGCAACAGAAATCACCCCGCGCACGCGTGTACGCGCAGTGGTCATAAAACCACTAGCGTTAAGGTGCGCCGATAAGACGTCGGTTTGCATCATGGAGTGTTACTCCTTAGACAACTTGCTGTCCGCCGTTGGGGTCAACTACGAAGTAAGTGATAAAGCCTGTCACAGTGCCGCTTGTAGCAGCAGATGCGCCTACACCGCCAGTAATGTAGACCAACTCAGAAGATGACATTACAGCGCCCAAAGAAGTGCCTTTTGTAGAGGTGCTTAAAGTAGCTGTGGCTTTAGCATCGGATGGCTGCTCGTTCAACAATGATTGACCGCTGGTAGTGCCAGTGGTGTACAAAGTGAAGCCCATGTCGATGGTTGGGGCTGTACCACCAGAAGAGGTAGTAGCAGTGATATTGATAGATGTAATGACTGCGTTAACAGGCAAAATTACATTTGAAGAATTGGTTGAAGAAACAACAACCTTAGTGGTATTAGCTGCGGTGATGTCTGCAATATAGAACTGCGCGACCATCAAGCCAGTGCCACAATATGCGGTGCGTGTTTGATCACCGCCACCAGAACGCCAAATACTTTGGGTGGTAGAAACTGCCATTTGAATTGTCCTTCGTACAAAGATCAGCTAGTCAGTTGTGTACGCATCTGCCGGATCAGTCTGACAAGCCGGGTTTTCCGGTTTCTCGCAATATACACTAAATTTTTGGAAATGCAAGCACCATATCCTCACTTGGCAACAAATTTGACTTTTTAAGGTTTTCTTCCTGTGTCATTACCTGCAAGTTCCACGGCACATGAAGGCCACAGACTACTTCGGAACGTAACGGGTAAATATGGTCTACAACATACTGCACGCCAGTTGTTTGAGTTAAGGTGATAGCAGCTTGATATAAATTGCGGATTTCTGCCTTTTGTTTGCGTGTTAACCAAGGGGGTGTCGCTTCGCGGTGTTTTCGTCTACGGGCCTTTGTATCGGCACGCACCCATACAAGATTACGTTCTTTCCAAGCATTCTGATATTCACGCTTTACGTGCAGTGGACGCGTAGAAGCGGCTTCTATTACATGCTCACGGTTTTCTTGGTACCAACCGTGTTTGCGTTCTTTTACGTCTTCTCGCTTGTTGTACTCACGGAAGTAGTTGGCACGGGTTTCGTTGCCTTTTGCCCATTCTATCTTCAGGCACTCTAGACAAGAGCCTTTGGTCTTGCGTGGGGCTATGTGCCCGTGTTTACACGGTTGTCCAGTGAAATAGTACTTATTGCCAGTTTTCTTTGCTTCTTCCCTTGTTTTAGGTAGGTTAGTTGTGTCCATTTACATCTCCTGTGACTTAGTTACAGGTAATGTATCACAGTTTTTTGGGAAAAGAAAAAGGCCCCTTGTGGGGGCCTTTCTTAGTACTTTTAGTACTAAATATCAGGAAGAACCTGAAGAACCCCACATACCTAGGGGATCGGACCAGCCGAAGCTATAACGCTCACGAGCCTTATAGCGGACGTTGCCAGTATCGAAGTCTCCATCCATTGAATTCTGCAATGGAGTACGGACAAAGTGCTTCATACCGTTAGGTACGTCTGTGGTCAAGAACCAAGCATTGGTGTCGGTCAAGAAGTGGTTAACGGTGTAACCCTCTGGAACGGCGCCCATGTTCTTGATGGCGTTGATGTCGTTATCGTTAGTTCCAACGCGAAGTTCGGTTTCTAACAAGCGATCAGCAACGAACATCAATGCTGGGGGCACGATCATCTTCTTGGGCTTGGCAGCGATCAACAGTCCACGCTCATCTGTCCAAGCGGCAATCTGAATAACGGCGGCTTCCAAAGAAGTCTCGTTCAGGTCAACTTGAGTTGATGGGGTGTTGCTGTTAGTGCCACCAGAAACCAATGGATGTGCAGTAGAGAACAGAGCTTGACCGTCGCCACCGGGGTAGCTAGATGAGAAGCCGTTGTTCAAAACCGCAGCAGCCTTGACTTGCTTGGTGTATGCCATAGCGCGAGCCAAACCTTTGGTGTAACGAGCAGACAAGCTGTCGTACAAGTTATCTTCGATCGCCTCTTCGGTGATCGAGAAACCCAAAGCGATGGTTTCGTGGTTATAGCGGGTAGTCCATGCCTCTTGCGCATTGTCGTAAGCGATGGCGGCGCCTTCGTTCTTGACAGGTGCGGCTGAGAAGCCAGACAGCTTGGTTTCTTCCTCGAATGAACGCTCAGAAGTCTCTGTTTCGTAGATTTCTTTGTGTTCTTCGCCGTAACGAGCATACTCAAGACCGAACAAAGCGTTCAAGCCGGGGAGCAACTCTTTCAGCAGTTGTGCGCGTGAAATAGCCATGATTTACTCCTTATCAAACGCCAGTTGGGTTGAGATACTGATGACCACCAGCAACAGTTTGACCTGTTACGTTAGGTGCATTCCACTTGACGATAACTTCAACGAAGTTGCCGCTAGAGTTGGCAGTATCAGGGACCACATCAATGATGCGGAGCGGTAGGGTAGCTGTAGTAGTGGCGCCAGCAGCGGTGTAAACACCAACTTTAGAATCGCCAGTTACAGTTGAACCTGTGTTTTGCACGAGTTGTGCGTTTGAACCAATCATCGTGCGACCTAGATAAGCAGGTAACAGACCAGAGGTAGTATCGTCAGCAGTAGTACCAGCAACCAAAACAGCCTTGAAGAGCTGATCGGGATCATCTGCTACAAATGCGAAGATGTCAGAACCAGACTTAACTGCCAAGCTAGCAGGATAGTACTGCGAGAAGGTCAGTTGGCCAGTCACGGCGCTGATGTATTGACAGCCTAAGAACACGCCCACGGGGGTAGCCGTAGTAGTGCCAGTGTCAACTTGAATAGTACCTGATGATGCAAGCTTTACGACATCGCCATAAAAGATATTGGTGTTGTATCCAGTACCAGATGTATTGGCAATGACGATTTGGCGAGTTGCACCAGCAAATACCTGCCCACCGATCAGATTGATCGGCTTAAGCCCGTAAGGGGCTGAGACGGTAGGATATGCCATTTAAGACTCCAAAGTTTAAGAACCAGAACCAAAAGTGACTTTGCTGGACTTCTCTGAGAACAGAGGCATCCGAGCGTCACTTTGACGAAGGAAACTGTTGTCTACCGATTCAACTTGAGCTCTATTTTGCTGGGCGTAATAGTCAGAACGCTGCTCCATAAACTCTTGTGGAATACGGCAAAGCAACAAACCACCCACTTCGATGTTTCCCTTGAAACGACCTTCAGTGGCGGCGTGCAACATTAGCTCAGGATAATCATCCGCTTTACAGGGTTCGTATCCTTCGCGTAACTTAGAAGAGATATTTGATGGATCAGCATTACCTAAGATGCTTATGCGTACCCAACGGTGCGCCCATCCCGGACGTGGGTCAGGTGATGGAAGTGTTTCAGGTGCACGCCATGTTGTTGGGCGTTGCATTGTTACACGACTATCTAACTCACGAGCCAAACGATTTTGCTTCTCAGCAGTTTTAACTTGATCCATATTTAACCTCTATTAAGTTGAGCAACCTGTTTTGCGTATTCTTCCAAAGGAACCCCAAGCCTGCGAGCAATCGCAGCTTCAGATGCCTTTAGTTTTACACGGTTAGGCGGTGTGCTACGGGAAGCTGGAGCAACCACAGTAGCTGGTTTAGTAGCACGGCGTGGAGGTTCATCCTCATCAACCGGTTCGGCCCTTTTTCTTGGAGGCGGGTCGTAGTCCTCTTGGCTCTGAACATCTTCGAAATATTCAGGAAATCGTTTGCGCATTGTTTTGTCAATAGTGCGGAAGTACTCCTCCGAACCGACATAGTCCGCACCATACTCGCGAGCAAGCTTCTTGTCAAGCCCCATCGCTGCGGCTGTCATTTCTTCGTCAACTCCCCACCAATCTGAGTTGCTATCAACCCACTTCTGGGTACGTCTGCTCAAGAGAGGTTGTTGCGGCTGTTGTGGTTGACTGAACTCGCGTTCTTCCACCTCATGCGGACGCATAGTCTCAGCTTGTTTTGAATCTACGATAGCAGAAGATATTTCAGCCTGTGCTTCAGCGGCGGCATCAAAGTCGCCTGACTCTTGCGCGTCTTTAAACTTGCGCTTAGCGGCGGCAAGCCTAGCTTCTGCGGCAGTTTTGGCTGTCTCTATATATGCTTTGCTCCCCGTAGCAAGCTGCTGTTGAAGGCGTTTGTTGTCCTCCAAAACCTGTTTTGCAAAGTTTTCTGCCGCTTCGCGTTCGCGTTGGGCTTCTTCTTTAGCACGGCGTTCATCGTGGTATCCACGGGTGAACTTCTTAATACGCGCCTGTACTTTTTCGTCATATGACGCAAGTTCTTCCTCGGTTGGGTCTTCAACCGGCTCTTTCATAGGCTTGCGACCACGATCCTCTACAGGAGTATCGTCCTCTATTTCGACCTCAAATTTTTCTTCGGTAGCAGTTTGTTTAGTCTGCTCGTCAAGTTCATCAGGGAACTTGTAATCATCACCACCAAATTTTGGCATGTTTTACTCCTTATGCAGCACGGGTAATACCGCGCGGGTCTTGAACAACGGCTTCGACAGAATCATCGTTGATGATCCTAAACTCTCGGCCATGAATCTTCAGGCGGGTGCCTGAATTGGGGCGCACGACGACAAAGTCACCGAGCTTGCAACGGGGTCCACTTGGGAACCGTGTTGTGTCTTTATAGGCTTCTGGACCCATTTTTACTACAAAAAGAATAGGAGTTAGAACTTCTTCTTTCCATATTTCTTTACTTGACTTTACAAGCCCAACCTCACTATCTGCGTACTCTTCCATAGCTTCTGGTACTACAGTAAGCAAATAGAAGCCAGCTGGGTCGGGAAGTTGTTTAGCCTTTTCTTCGTTGCTGGCATTAAGAATGCCAGAAAGGTCTACAGCGGATACATCAAAATTACTCATTCACGTTCCAATCTTTGCACGAGGTCGTTGATGATGGAATCTGCAAGGTTTAGGCCTCGGATCACCCCACAGATTTTTTTGTACTCGTCGTATGTATCAGCGCGACTAGCGGCTACAAACGCCACTTGTTCCTGTCTTAATTTTTCAATCTCTTGTTGCACGAGTGCAAGCACTCGGATTGAGTCACTCATTTATTCTCCTTTTTGCTGGACTGAGATTGCGCCGTCCGTTGCGCGCGACTGACGGCCATTTGAGCGCGGTGTTTTGCAGCGTCCAAACCTATGCGTACTCCGTCAATTTCCGTTTGCTTATTGAGCTTGTCGCGTGCGGCGGCAGAAGTAGCAGCGACTTGCATAGCCGCGATTTCTTTCTGTGCCTCAATACGATCCTGCTCTATGCGAATGCGTGCATCCTTCTCAGCGGCTTCGAGCTGTTGCTTCTGAGCCTTGAGTTGGAGTTCTTGTTGCTTGAGTTGAAGCTCCTGCATCTGCATCTGGATAACAGGGTCTTGTAGCTGTTGTTGTGCCGCTTGTTGTTGCGCGGCTTGCTGTTGTTGCATAACAAGTTGTTGTGTTGCTTGTGCTGCCATGATTGCAATCTGATCTGCCATTTGTTTTGGTATCTCAGGATGCTCTTCACCCTTCTCAGGAGTGGGTGGTAATGACCCACCAATCATCTGTTCAACATCCAAGCGATACTTAAACGCCATATGCTCGTTGATGTGTGCAAGCATAGCCATGATCTGTTGTTGGCCAGCAGGGTTTTGCTGTGCCATTTGTTGGACCATAGGACTTTGAATAAACGCGTTGTGCGCCATCATGTGTGCATCGTGATTCTGCTCGACAAACGCTTTCAATGGTTTGCCAGTGAGCATGTCTTGGTTCTCTTGTACGGGGTCTACAGGAGTAGCGTCGTCTTCGATGGGTACAAGTTTTGCCGCATTCTTAACACCCAACACTTCAATCATCTGACGATGTAATAGTGGCATGTCATATAACTGAGGAGCAGTTTGCGCAAGCTGTAACACAGCCTGATACGTCACAATCTTTTGCGCCATCGTTGCGGCGTTTGGATCAGACACAGGGATCACGTCTACCATGTCATAGTCTGATTTACGCGCTGTGCGACGGCCATCAACTGGCTCGTAGTCATATTCATCTGATGCGTAATCAGCAATGATGACCTTCAAGAGTTTGAACTCTTGCTTCATAGCAAAGTGAATGCGTGCTTGTACAGCAGTCATCACTTTTAATGTGCGCTCAAGAATAGCCAAAGTGGTTCCCACTGGGGCTTGGCTACTCATGTCGCTGACCTTCATATCACCACTAGACGCAAACGCACGTCCTTCGGTGACTATCTGTTGGAATAACGTATAGAGAACCTGCGATGGCTCTTTGTATGGGAGCGGCAAGATGTTGTCGCGGATTGATCCGCTTGGGACGTCTACGTCCCTGAACTCTCCGGGCTGGATGGGGGTGTCGTCCCCTTTAACCCGTAGTCCTCTCGATTTAAGTCCTCCGGGGAGATTCGATAGAGTGCCCGCATCAACAAGTTGGCGGATAAGCATCGTTGCTGATTTAGCATATCCACCGATGAGGTGAATGAGCCCGTAGCCGTAGAAACCAAATCCGGGGATGTATTGGTAGTGGACGAAGTGTTGTCGTTTGATGTGGAGGACGTCATCTTCATACCAATTTCTCCGTATAGAAAGAATAGTTGTTGTGCCCTTTTCGATGGTCACTACGTATGGTAGTGCAATCCCAGTAGGTTTGCCTTTCTTATCTTTGTCCTCGTAACCGGGCAAGTCTAATAGGACATGCATCTCAAGTATGCGATAGCGATTGTCTTGTATCGCTGTGAGTCCCATCTCTTCAGCTTTTTGCTTCTCAATATCATCTAACTGATAACTTGGCTCTCCAAGCTCAACGTCACGATAGAACCCAGCTTCTTGCAACCTAACAACTTCTTGCTCGGTCTTACGCATGACATGTGTGACACGCTCTGAATCCTCAATGTTAGATGAGCCGTATGGCACAACAATATCTTCAGCAGGAATGAACATCGCAACTTGGCGCCCCTTGCTTGGGTCGTAGTAGACCTTCTTAAACGCTGAACCTGTTATTGGCAATGCCCACAATAGTCTCTCATGCTCTGAGCGGTACTCCGTCATTACTTCAGTTAGTTGGAAGTTCATATCCTCGCGCACGCGCAAGGCTGCTTCTTCACGTAATTTATCTACTGCACCAACGATCTGTGTTTTAACAGGCCCCATCGCTGGGAATGTTTCCGTCATCGCTTCGGACTGGAAGCGTACAACTGACTCTGTGAGCATAGGGTGGAACACTCCACACGCTCCCTGCCAAGGCTCAGTACGCTCTTCGTACTTCAGACCCAATAGCTTCAGACCATCTATATAAGTCTGCATCCACTCTTTGCGGTCGTTGATATCTTTATCAAAGTCACCAACCAAGTCAGTTACAAGTTGCGCAAGGTCCTTGTCGTCCATGTACTCGGCAAGGTTGGCATCGAAGTCTTCTGATGTTTCTTTTTGTGGTTTGAGATCAATCTCAATACCATCAATCCCAATACTCATGCTCTCTGGGTCTTCGACTTCGATTTCGATGTCTGGCCCCATTGCTTCTTCTTCCAATCCAACCGGTGCTGCATACAGCCCTTTACTCATATCGCCGCTGCCCATGTATCCTGTTGCCATGATCTGTCCTTAAACTGTGTAATACCGCTCTGATGCGCGGCGACCTTTGAAATAAACCATTTCTTCCGGCTCATCTACTGGTAACCGTAAGAACCCACCTTGTCTAAATCTCATCAACGCTAGAGTAGTCGCGTCAACCAAGTCGTCATGCTCGCCTGATGGGAACGCAGCAATCTCATCAACAAGCTCTTCAGCCCATCGTGTTCTTGGCACCCACACCTTACCGGACGCAATTATGTCTGATACGGAGTTCAATCGTGCAAATTTGTCCTGCCCTTTACTCGGCGTGTACTCCTGCACTGGCACGCCCATAGCTCGTAGGTCATATATTAGTGGAGCGCCTGACGCCTTCTTCTCCACTATTAGTGTGTCAGGCTCGTAGGTGTTGTACTCACGCAGCACATCTTTCTTCAACTCCGGAAACTCTACGCGCTTGCGGTAGGTGTTTAGGAGGATGATGTTTGGTCGGTTGCCGTCTTTGGGGTTACTAAAGATGCCCCACGTCGTACCTGCTGAATAGTCAGCACGGTTACTTTTCTCAAACGCAGTGTCCCAAGACTGCAATATGAACTCACACTCAGGCGGGTCGTCCTCCTCCCACCACTGCCACCAATCTCTTTTAACAATCGCACTCTCATTACCTACAGGGTTCTGCTGATACTGCGCCTGCCACTTCGCATTTGGTAATTCTTCTTTTAGCGCCTCTAACTCCGCTAATGACCAAAACTCTGGCCATAGGGGTTTACCACTAGGCATGATGGCGGGGAACTCAATCACATCCCACTGATCTCCGCCCCGCGCAGCCGCCGCTTTCAAGACTTGGCCCGTTAAGTCCCGCATCGCCCAGCGCGTCATCACCACAATAATGACCCCACCGGGCTGGAGACGCTGGCGTGGCCCAGACGTATACCACTCCGTGACCTTATCGAACACATCTGGGTTGGTCGCTGCCAGCGCAGCCTCCTGTTCTGAGTGCGGATCATCAATAATCAGCAGATCGGCACCCTTACCTGTGACCGTACCACCCACACCAATCGCAAAATAGTCACCGTTTTTACTCGTATTCCAGCGTCCAGCCGCTTTTGAGTCCGCTCTTAGCTCCAAATTGGGGAAAAGGTCCTTATAAACCTCCGAATCCACCAAATTTCGCACTTTTCTACCAAAACCCACTGCCAATTCAGCCGTATTCGAGCACTGAATCACCTTTTTATTAGGGAATTTACCTAGAAACCAAGCGGGCAGCAGGTAACTAGCGAACTCAGACTTGGTATGGCGGGGTGGCATGTTAATAATCAGCCGTTTTGTCTCGCCTTTTATGGCTTTTTCGAACGCTTTGGCCATTATTTTGTGATGTCGGCCCCCAATAAACTCAGGCCACACCTTATTTACGAACCCCATGAACGTATCGCGGGCCTGTTGTTTCTCAAACAGCGCGTCCCGCTTCTCCAGATCAGCTAAAACTATGGCTTTTTGCGCGGGCGTCAGCTTATCTAAGTTAGCTAAGAGCGCTTTGAGCTCCGCGTCCATCGTAGATACGGGCGTTTCATCCCTCATTAGTGTCCTCAGCGGGCGGTTCGGGTGTTTCGGGCACTTCTTCTAGGGTTTCTACTGAGTCATCTACGACTGGCCCTAGCTCTGCATCCAGATCAATGTCTATCGGGGTGATGTCCGTTGCGCCCTGCACAAGCAGCATCTTGCGCACCTTATCTTTAATAGCTTGGTCAATATCTACTACGTTGTTATACGTTACGGTGATCTCAGTCTTCTCTGAGAAGAGGCCCACGTCGCTTATCTTGCCCAGCATCTCTGTCGCTTTGATCTCTATCTTGGGATCGCCACACGATGCTAGGTCTAGTAACTTGTTAGTGACTACTAACCTAAGCTGAGAGGCATCAGCCACCAACTGATTGTCGTACTCGCGCAGCATATTGCCTATGCGTTCCGCAACTGGCAGAGCGTACATGGCTTGTGGGTTTTTGTCTGGGTCCTTGCGCGGCCTGCCGCGTCCTCGTTTGGGCGGGGCGTCGGCTGTCATAGCCTTCTCGTATTGGTCGACGATCAGCTCATTGAATGTTTTGAAAACCTCGTCGGCTTTGTCTTGCGCTTCGGGGTCATCGTCTACGTGGGCACCGAGTTGTTTCAACATGCCCGCTGTGTTTGCTGCAATCTGCATGTTCTCCCGCAAAGTAGAAGCTACTTCAGGCTCCAAACTTTCTGGGTATGGAACCGTTTTATCTGGGTTTAATTGCAGTGGCATTGACGAAATAGCACTCCGATGAAAGAGGGGTTGTTGGCGACGGGGTGGGTTCAGGCTTACGAACCAGTCCATCCCTACGGTTCCCTGTCATATCAGGTGGCCTCGCCCGCCAACGTGTCGAATGTAGCACAAAATTTATACACGTCAAACTTCTCATGTACAAAATATAGCGTTTTGTATATATGACCTTTGGGTCCCCTTGACGGGGGGTGTTTGCATAATAAGATGAATGATAAATGTTGGATAAATTTAGAGGGGGAGGGGGGTATTTGTGAATTAAAAAGTTACTCATCGGGTGTGCAAAACACTGTGTATGTCTGTTGAGCCTCTCCGGAGCGCAATTTGGGGGTGTGGGGGTCTCTCCGGCGCGAAGTTTTTTTTCGCGTTAAGGGGTGCGGTCGGAGAAAGTCGGCTCGATTTTGGTGGTGTAGTCGGAGAAAGGTCGCGCGATTTTTTTGGTTCGATAGCATTGGTTGGCGTTGTAAACCCGTGTTCCGTTTCCACAATAATCGGCTGGTTTCTATAAAATATATCTTATCGGTTGGGGAGATGCTAACTCTTCAATCGACGCGAACAAATCGAAATCAGTTCGGTTTGTTCGGTGGCAATATTGCCTTTCCTTTATTTGGAGAATCAAAATGCAAAAAACTGAAGTAAATTCTGCCGTTGCGCAGTTGTTGTTCATCGGTGGTCGCGCTATCGAAGAGGTCGAAGCGTCAATTAAGGAAATCGGTTTTGCGTCTCAAAAAGAGACAGCGAAAATCAGCAAGTCGCAAGATGAGTTGAGCCGTTTAAATTCTAACCTTCTTGGTTGGATCGCGCAGTTAGACGCTGACGGCAAAGTTATGCGCTACGCTGACGATCACCCGCTGACACCTAATAAGATCATTCCAATCCCTTATGATGAGTTCAAGGCGATCCGTGGCTTCTATGTTGCCGCGGCTTATGACGCGGGCGCGGTTTCGATTGAAGCGGCTGAGAAAGTTTGGGAAGCCGCGATCAAAGAGTTGGCGAGCGAAGCGGGCTTTACGCGTCCAAAGGCGGAAAGCACCGATGCGGTTCGTATGGCGGAGAAGCGCGCGAAGTTGATCGAGAAATACGCGTCTGATTCCAAAGAAGATTTGGAGAAGCAAAAAGCCGAAGCACTCAAGAAGGGTGACAATGAATCACTCAGGGTTGTCAAAGAAATCAATGATGAGGTAAAGCGTCGCGAGAAACCTCAATTAGACGCGGAACAAAAAGCCCGCGTTGCTACGCGTGACAAGATCATTGCTCGCGCCCGTGAGTTGTGCAAGGCTGGCACTGCTGACGCTGACGAGAAGTTGATCTCTGCCCTCTTAGCCCTCGGCTAAAGTCCTGCCCGCCATGTTATGAGCATGGCGGGCGTTTTTTTCTTTCTTTATTGGAGAATCCTATGCGTAATAGAGTAACTGCGTCTGAGCGTGATGCTCAGGACAAAATGATTCAATCCCTGCTAGACGAAATCCGCAGGACTACGACGAAAGCCGAAGCCCTGCGCGGAAACACGCGCACAAATCCGTACCGTGCCCGCGTTGCCCAGTTCTTTCGCGAGCAGGGTTTCCCGAATGCTTACATGACTTCGTTTTGGATTGCCTTGGCTGAGGACAAATATTTCGACCGATGCCTTCACAATCGCTACCAGTAGCGATTGGCATCGCTCGCGATGCCAGTGACCCCGTATTCTGAGCGAGCGGTAGCGAGCGAAACCAGTTCCCCTCCCCCCAACGGCGTAGCATGAACGGCGTAGTCCGCGTGGCTGCGTGGCGGGAATTTCCCAATTCTGTAGAAACGGAATAGTCCTAACCGCTGCTGCGCGTCTGCGTTATCCTATGCTAGCGCAACGGGCGACGCTTAGCACGGCTGCGCTTGGCGAACAAATCGAACTAAATTCGATTTGTTCTATTTAGTATTACTTTTTGGGGGGCGCAGAGACCACGCCCGTCTCGCCGAGTGTAAGAAGCAGTGATTTAGTATTACAAAAAGTCTCTAACATATTCTATTAGCACAGCGGGCAGGGCTCATTTAACCATATGTAGCGAGTGGGCGCAGGGCGCAAACCCGCGCCAGTATTGGGCGCAACACCCATTAGACCGGCTACCAACGGTATAGCCCGCACAACCCCAGTTTGATAATGTTCCGGTTCAAAATACGGTAACATATTTTACGACCTTCGCATCATATTTTATTTTGACCCCCTCAACGAGCACAAGTTGTTGATTTCCTTGGCTTTCTTCTCTATCTATCTATAAATAATAATAATAATATAAAATCCCATAGAGACTTTTGGAATTGAGAGGTGACCCCAAATCTCCCCCGTTTTTTGCCGACCGACCGGCAACGCCCGACCCCGCCTTCCCAACTTTTCTCCACCCCCTTATATAGTTCAAAAAGTCTCTATGCGATTGTAAATTATTTATCAAATAACGGCATAGCCCGCATAAACACTTGACAAACCCCGATTTATTTAATATGATACACGCGCGATAAAATATCTTACCGCTAACATATTAAACTAAGGACACACATGGGACGACCAGCCAAGTACCGCAACGCAGACGACCTCATCAACAACTGCACCATCAAGCAAACCTGTTTCATCTGGAACAGCGACAAACTACCTTCACCACTCATCAGTCCGGTTTCACCACTCGCCAAAGTGATGGGAACCAACTCGGTAGTCCGAATCCTATTCTCTCTTTGCAGACACATACCTGCCTCAACGCGAATGGTGAAATGGTGCAACACACCATTCTGTGTTAATCCGTATCATCACACCGAGACGCGTGACATTGTGAAACGCAGGCTTCGAGCAGAGGAGAACCTCCGAGGCTCAGGGCGGGAGTTGCTCCCCGAACAGGAATCGGTCAGGCATTTACTTCCATCGGATGCTGATCTCCTCCCACTCAAACCACGCGACCCTTATGTCAATGAGATGCTCCGCGCTAGTTCAGAACTAGCGGGCTTTGATGCTCGGAACATGGCGCAGACCATGTTGGTGAATAAGGGAGTGCCGACCGCGCAGGACGACAAGCCCGTTCTAGTGATGCGCTCACTTGTGGAGAAGCAGAAACGCGAAGCCGAGGCGCTCGCCAACCCCATAACCCCTGAGAAACTAGACGAGGACTGGGCAGAGATCGAGAAACTGTTTGCCCATATTGGCACTAGTAAAAACCCGAACCCAACCCCCTAAAATGCGAACACGCTATTGACAAAGTCTAATTTGTATGCTATAATCTACTTTAGTAGATTAGATGGTAGAGCGAAGCAATACTAACTAACTACTAACGCGTCGAACTTATCGAATCCAATTCGATTTGTTCGATACCCTTAAATCCTATATTGGAGATCGCTATGAGAGTTGATATGACAAATACCGACCGCTTTGTATCCTTGGAGGAAGCGCAGATGGAGGAGGTCAGCGAGCAGAACCACGGCTCGCACACCTCCGTGTCCGGAAGCATCTATTCCTACACCGACTGGTTCTATGACGGTGACGAGTCCGCCTTTGAGTTGCACTAGGGGGCGCGTATGAGTGAAGCCGATTGGATTCTAGAAGACCTGACTAGAGCGTTGCGTTGGGCAATGTTCTACGCGGAGCATGGGCACGAGTCCATGCACCCAAAAGAAACCTACGAACGGGACGGCAGGGTGGCGCTCAGCGTTGCCCACGCTCGTCGGGCGTTGTCGCTTGGTGAGGATTACCTTGCTTACATCAAGAAGGGTAAATAACCATGCAGTTACGCTCAGCCAACTTCGCCACCGCACAGGTGGCTAGCAAGTGCAACCCCATCATCATTGCGTTCGACCGCAACTGGCGGGAGTTGTATCGCGCCCCCCTCAACCTCATCGACGGCATGACCCACGCGGTTCGTCGTGACTACGAGAGCGGGCATCGCGGGATGCGCCTCAACACCGCGTCCATCAAAGTCCATGCTTGGTCAACCCCGAACTAATCGAAACCAATTCGATTTGTTCACAACCTGAAAGGAAATCAAAATGCAGGATAGTTTTTTAGAGCGCTTGGAGCGCCACAAAATATCCATCGAACACCTAGCGGGCGCGGGTGACGGTGGTGCTGATGTGTGGGTAGCGGAGAAGACTTCTCACCCATACGCGTGTGGGCAGGGGCGCACACCCTCGGAAGCCCTGAGTAATTTGTTCTCAGATTTAGATCACGAACTTAACAAGGAGATGGAGAAATGAAAGTACGAGGGGGACAACGATGATTAAGAAACCCACCGAGAAAGAATGGGTTGAGTTTGATTTGAAGAACCCACCGAAGTTTGATGTGGAGGATATCGATATCGAGCTCGACCTCGTGGACTGCTACACAGTAGAGGAAATGGTGCGCGTGTTAGATGCGCGAACTCAACGCCTCAAAACGCGAACTGCCACTTGACAAAGTCTAATCTTTATGCTATAATGTACCTTGGTACATTAAATGATAACAAATAGTTCACAGAACTTATCGAAACCAATTCGATTTGTTCACATCAAGGAGGTAGTCCATGTTGACTCAGAAAACTAAAGAATACGATGTTGTTGGAGGCGCACCGCCTTCAGCAAACCTCGACTGGCGTGCGTGCGTTCACTGCGGTGACGATGTGCGCGTGGAGCGTTGGGACTTAGGTTTCAAACTCTGCTTGACGTGCGGGGAAGACTCCGCACTTGCTACGCGTGCCTCATGGTGCGTGGTGCAACCATACGGTAAGGGTCCGTATATGCTCGTAACGGCTGAGTCTGCGCCCCAGACTTTGCTCGACACGAACCAGAAAAACCCTCGTTCGAACTAATCGAAATCATTTCGATTTGTTCTTTTTTCTCCTCACTTATCTAGGAAAATCAAATGTCAGAAATATCTTTCGCACGCCGTATCAACTTCACCGAAGCAGTCGATCTGCTCATCAACAGCGGGCATAACTCAATACACCTTACTGGAGAACCCGGCGTCGGTAAAACCGCGATCCAAGATGTTATTGTGGCTAAGACCGGCTACCACAAGGTCTATATCGACGGTCCTAACACCGATGTGGGTCAAGCGGGTATGCCTATCCCTAACCATACGACGCGCACCTTGGACTTCTATCCTGCGGAAAACTTTAAGTTGCACCTCAACGAACCATGCGTAATTATGATCGACGAGTGGACTAAGACCGACGACTATGTCCGCAACACGCTACACCCACTACTGCACGAGCGTCGCATGAGCGATCGTTATCTGCACCCCGACTCTATTGTCTTTACTACTGGCAACAACGATGCCGATGGTGTCGGTGACTCTGCCAAAGCGCATACCCGCAATCGTCAGACTTGGCTGACTTACATGAAGCCGACTGCTGAAGAATGGCTAGTGTGGGCGGGCAACGCGGGCGTAGCCCCTGAGATTCAGGCTTGGGTCAAAGAGTATCCGCATAGCATGGCGTCGTACATGGACGGTGGGCAGAAAGAGAACCCATACATCTTCAACCCGACCGACGCGTCGCAGACTGCCTTCTTCTCACCGCGCTCTGCGTACAAGGCGTCACACTGGGTCAATGTCCGTCACTCTATTTCAGAGAATGCTCTGATCTGTGCGCTCGACGGCACTATCGGTGCGTCTGCGTCTCGTGATCTGCAAGCATACATCGCGCTGTCCGACCAGCTCCCAACGCGTGAGGCTATCGAGCAGTCGCCCGACACTGCGCCGATACCGACTAGCCCTGCGGCTCTTTGTATTCTTGCTTTTAAGGGTGTGATGGTGTGTACCCGCGAGTCTTTCGCTACATGGCTACGCTACATCAAGCGTATGCCCAAAGAAACGCAAGCCGTCTTTATCAATTCTCTCTTAGAGATCAGCGCCAAGAAGCAGTGGGCTATGGCGCACCCATCGTTCGTGACATGGGCTCGCGAGAACCAGTATATGTTTGCAGGATTGAAGGGTTGAGTATGACACCACAAGAACTGTATAACCTGCTTGGCGAGGCGGGCGCGGAGTACGAAGTCGTCGAGATATTCGAGGGCGCTCGCATTCTCAACATAGAGGTGGAGGAACCTGTCGAAGAGGAAGAACAAATCGAATCCAATTCGATAAGTTCAGAGACTCTCGACGGCATCTATACCAACGCTATGCACTTGGCTCATCACCTGCGCATAGCGGGCATGAACGACGAAGCCAACGAGATCGAGAAGTTTGGCATTCAACATGGGAGGCGCAATGCGTAAAGACTACGACATAAGTTGGCTCGTCGCGATAGTCCTAGTGATAGGGTTTATCGTGGCGTTTCTTGACATAACCATTTGGAGACCATGATGCTGGAGTTAACACAAGAGCAGAGAGACACGATTGAGGCTGAGCGCAAGCGTATCTACGCGATAGCAGACGAGCAGTTTTACTCAACCTATAACGCAAAACGGGACGACGATAGCGATGAGCTTGAAGTCCTGAAAGAGGTGTATCGCGAGGGCTTTTGGGAAGGCACGATACATAAGACATTCGAAGACATTAAAGCGGAGATGCAAGATGCACTGGAACCATAGAGTAATCAACTGCCCATCGGAGAACGGTGGTGAGGACTACTTTATTTTTAAAGAAGTCTACTACGACGATGATCAAAAGCCATACGCGTACGGTAACCCGTTCATAGGTGGCGATGACATTGAAGAACTGCAAGCGTTGGTCAATCGACTTAACAAAGCGCTTGAACAACCTGTTTTACATGAGAAGGAGTTCGAATGATTGAAGTATCACTCACAGAAATATTTCTGTTCGCGTGGGCGTCGTTGGCAACGGCGTACGCCTGCAAATACAAGGTCGATGCGGGCAAAGCCAACTACTTTATCAAGTTAATCCTGACTGATAAAGAAATGAGAAACAAGATAACTGAAGATTTTGATGCATGGGAGAAACAAAATGCTAACTAAAGCAAGACTTCCCGCTGAAAAGCGGATTGAGGTGGTTCATGTAAGCCTGATGCGCGACCCTAAGTTCGCGCTGTTCGCGGGCTTATTCATGGTCGGCAATGTGAAGGTCGTGGACACACCGTTCTTTACTGCTAGCACCAATGGTCGTGACGCGACCTATGGTCGCTGGTTTGTAGACCAACTCACAGATAAGGAATTGGCTTTTCTTGTCATGCACGAGAACATGCACAAGTGCTACCGTCATCTGACTACATGGCGCAAACTCTACGACATAAATCGTAGGGCAGCCAACAACGCGTGTGACTTTGTCATCAACCTTCAGTTGGTTGACATGGACCCGAACGAGACTTGCATTGCTATGCCACGCAATAAGCAGACTGGCGAGCGTGACGGGATGTACGACGAACGCTTCCGTGGTATGGACACCAAGCAGGTGTTTGACATACTGCTGGAGGAGTGCGACGAGGACGAGCCTGACGAGAGAGAAGGGGACTTCCCTTGCGATGACGGCAACGATAGTGGTGGTGATAACGAGAACCGCACGAAGGGTCGAACAAATCGAAATGAATTCGATAAGTTCAAATCATTCGACGAGCACGATTGGGACGGAGCCCAAGACGGTATGTCCGAGCAGGAGAAGAAGCAACTTGAGCGTGACATTGAACAAGTGTTGCGTCAGGGTGGCATCTACGCGGGCAAGGTCGGTGGCAATATGCCACGCGAGATCGGTGAACTACTCAAACCCAAAGTCAGTTGGCGTGAGGTCTTGCGTCGGTTCGTGCGTACTTCACTCAAAGATCGGGACTCCGCATCATGGCGTAAGGCGCACAAGAACTTCTTGTGGCAGGACGTGATTCTCCCAAGCATATTGGGTAAGCGCGTGAAGTGGTTGGTCTTTGCGATGGACACATCTGGTTCGATTCAGGGTCCGCTCTTGACCGAGTTCCTATCAGAGATGAATGCGTGTCTCGCATCTGTCGGCGCTGATCGTGTGGATGTTATCTATTGGGATGCTGAAGTAGCAGGACATGAGACATACACGGGTAAGAACAAGGACATTGTGCATCAGACTAACCCCAAGGGTGGCGGTGGTACTAACCCCGATGTGATTGTTGACTTCATGCGCGAGAAACGCATGACGCCTGACGCTCTCGTGATTCTCTCCGATGGTTACATGCACACCAACAAGCCTAAGTGGTCGGCGGTCAAAGCGCCAACGCTGTGGTGCATTCTTGGTAACGACAAGTACGAGGTTCCGAATGGACAGAAACTTGTTATCCGAGACTGACCCACTGGTCGAGCGCGTTGTTCATGCGAACAACATCTGCACCGTCGGTAGGACTAACTTCCATATGCGCCTGAACCCTGCGGGCATGGCGCTTATCAAGGAGATAGACCCAACCGCTGAATGTGGAGAGTTGTTTGCTCATTATGAGTGGGTGCGTAAGGCACTGATTGATCTCGGTGTCTCGCACAAACTACATACCATCGAAGCTTTTCAAAAGTTGTGGGGCTACACAGTAAAACAACACGACATTGAATGCAACGATGGTTTCAACGGTACGTCGATGTTGACGTCGCACCTTTTTAGTGGCTTCCCTTACGAAGTCGATTGTAGTAACGATAGCCCGTTAGTCGGGTGGTTCCTTGTATTAGGAGGTAGAAATGGATGAAGATGTAATTCTCAATGTTGGTAGTAGTAGGTTCATACTTACTATGCAAGAGGCTATGGATTTAGCCAAGGTTATCAACTCGTGTCAGCGAATTGGTAGTAAGTGGGCGAAGAACGGAAGCGTCACTGTTGTGGAGAAGCCTAG